TCATCTGCGAGGCGAACGCGATTGCGCTCTTGTGCCCGAACATGCAGTTGGTCACCGGGTAGGTGTCTGTCCCGGTAGCCAGGTTGTTGGTGCGGTAGATACTGAAACGGTCGATACTGCCTACTCGTCCGTTTCGCAGGGGAGAGACATCATCGCCAGTCAGGCTCGCGTCCTTCAGGTCGGACGACTTGAGTTGTCCGCACATCCAGCTTGGGATTGCAAACCAGCGATTCTCGTCTGGCACATCCTGTTCGTCGAGCACCACGCCGCACTCGATGATCTTGTCAACGAGGTTTTCCTTGGTCGAGGCCCAGGGCACACCTGCTGTGCCGAGGTTGAAGGACGACTCCACGCCTGCCGTGGCTCCCTGGTTGTCCGCGTGAGCTGAACTGTACGTTCCTGCGAGAACCGCTTTGTCAATGGCGATAGTCTGCTTCGTCGCAGCGTGAGCCGCCCACTTCTGGGCATAGGGCAGGTCGATCTGCACGCCGTCCAGGTCGTCGAGCGAAATGCCCCAATACTGACCCTTGTCAATGGTCAGGTCAACGGACCCGCCTTTAGGCGTCTGGTATTCGAGGTCTTGACCCTTCACCCATGGCTTGGAGTCAATCTCGGGGAGGTTTCTGATCTTCAGAATGTCGCCACCCTTGCTCAGGTCTCCTTCGTGCTCGGTCGTGGCGATCTCAAGGAAGATCGTCTTCTTGTAGAACTCGATGAGCAGTTGCATCGCGAACATCGTCGGGATGTAAGAGCCGCTGTGATTCGGGAAGCCTACCGATGTGGGATAACCAGCCATTTTTCATACCCTTTCAGGTTTTGGCGGGCTCGCGCATGTCTTCTATCAGACAAACGACGCGGGATTACCCGCGCCACCTCCTTGGGAGGGGTCTGGTGGAAGCTGTGCAAACCGTGCTGTTAGTTTTTCGTCTTCGATCATCAATTCCGTAGCAGTCAGATTTCGTCGGGTCAGCATGGCCTTTTCGGCCAACAGGGACTCTGCGGTGTCACCGTTTGCAACAACGCCTGGAACTGCCGGAGAAACCAGCGTGGGCGGCATTGTCTGAGAATCGGTGGACGGTGCAGCGGCATGGGTCGGAACGGAAGCGGCAAACGCCTCGAAGATAGCGACAGCGCGCAGAGATTCGTGTTCGCTGTATGCGTCTTGGAGGATGTCGCCGTATGTGTAGCCTGACATTGGCTCTACCCCACCCAGAAACTCAAGGAACTCGGCAGACGTGTTGGTTTCCACCCAGCCTGGAATGATGTTGTCCAGGTCTGTTCTAAACCTTGCGTCCTGCTGGTCAAGCACCTGTTCTGCAAGTTGCTTGACCTGTAGTTCCGTCTCTGTCGATTGCGGAGCAGCCTGTTGGCTTGCCAGCATCCTAGCCATGTCATCTCGCGCGGCGACTCTTTGAGCACGAAGCGCGTCTAGACCGAAGTCCTCGACTTGCGCCTCGCCGAATGTCGCGAGTAGATATGCGTCGGTCAGGTCCGAATTGTCGGGTGCAATCACTTGAATAGGCGTAGGCTCCACTGCCACCGGGGCAGGTTGCGCCAGTTGTTCCTCAAGTTCGGCAATCTTGCTTCTTAGTTCGCGTCCTTCCGCACGCTGAATACCAGAAAGCACATCGAATTTTTGCTTGTATGTCTCTTCGGACACATCCTTGATTGCTTCACTTGATGGTTCTTGCACCTTGGCCACCGGAGCTTCTACAACAGGCAATGGGGCTGGCACGGCTTCAGGCTGCGCATCGGCTTCCGCCGCTGCAATCTGATCGAGCAAGTCCTGTTGCTGCTTTTGAACAGCCGCTGGTAGTTGTGTTTCGGAACCCATGTTTCATCTCCGTTTGCGATCCATTGCTGGGAGTCGCGCCTATTGTCGAGATCCGCTCTAGTTTCCTAGCGGGCTTCTCTCTTGTAGTGGCATGATCCGCTCTAGTTTCCTAGCGGGCTTCCTGCCTCGATTCTATCCGCTTCGCGAATTGTATCGCCTGCGGTTTTGATTATCTCAGTCAGTTCGGACAGGATTTGCACCCGTCCCTGTGTTACCTGCATCGTGTCTGGGAGTGCTTTCACCAATGCGGCAGTCTCCCTTTCACGCTCGGACTCAAGCCACGCCACGAACATTTGCCATGGGTTGATCCCGTCAAGTCGCGTAACGCTTTTGTATACGTCCAGGTTTTCGGTTCTCATTTGAGCCTCCCGACCGCCAGGCGCATTGCAGACCACAAGCGTCTATGAAAAGGCTGGAGGTTCATGGCCCGGACTATTCCACCGTATACCTCTTCACCCTTCTTCAGGGCTTCATGATACAACTGCTTGCCCGCACTAACGGATAGCTTCTTGTGCACCCGCTGTGCTTTTCTCTCTGGCTTACTCATTATGCATCTCTCATTTGCGGTGTGGGTATCGCGGGCTCTCTGCCGCCTGCACTGCCATTGGCTGTCTGCATTCCAACCTCGGTATATGGTTGCCCATTCCCACCACCACCGCCACCAGGAGCAGGAGCAGGTAGCTCAGGCGGCAACTGGCCTTCCAAGTCGTTGTTTACCATGGCAAGCAACTTCTCTTCAGGAGGGACTATGGCATCAGCGTCGAGGTCAAGACCCTTGGCAATCGCTCGGAGGATTTCACTTCTTCCCTTGATACCGACAATCTGCAAGTCAGTCGGGTTGTTGGTCATTGACAGGAACTCCTGCCGACGCAACTGGGTCTGTTCGCGAAGAAGCATGGCAAGGGCACCGCGGGGAACCACCTGCACGTCACCCTTGATCTCGTCGTCTTCGTGAAACATCATGTTCCAGACATACAGACGTTCGATCATGGGACGCATGATGGACAAGTCCACGTTCTTGATGATCCTCTTGATCCCGCGATTCGCCGCGTTCATCATCATGGACAGACCGGATGCAGTAGATCCAGCACCGCCCAGGTCATTGTCACCATAGGTGTATCGTGGTATCAACGTCCGTTCGTCGGATTTGTTCTCGTAGTATTCGCTGACAGCTAAAAGCTCCTGCACGTTGGAGTCTGGCTGAAAAAAGTCCATCGGCTTGCGTCCTTGCCCGACTTCCTTCCCGTGGTAAGGCCATACCTTCCAAGGGAATATCTTGGCGATTTGGCTCATGTACGCGGCAGGAACAGCGTCGATATCAACTGCCACCTGTGGACCAGACGACAGGGCCAGGTTGTTCATCATGTTCCGCTGCGCACCATTGACCCCTTGCTGGCAATCGGCCATCTTCTCTGGAACAGACTTGGTGCCCCACACAGAGTTTTTGTTCGGCATGAAGCTGGTGACGTAGTACGGGCGTCTGCCAAGCGGGTCTGGATTGAGAACCGCCTTCAGGATTAGATCCCCAACCATCACGCAATTCACCTCGTAGTACTTGTTCTGGTCGTCTATCCCATCCTTCATGCCCCACGCGGAAAGCATCTTGCCCTGGACGCTTCCCCAGAACTCAACGCCTGAAACACTGGAAGAAGCAATACCGCCATTCGTCGATGTCTCCCTGTCCTCAAGGTCTGCTTTGTCTGTGGAAATGTTCGGGTCAAGACCACCAGCGGCAGCTATGCCACTCTTCCCCTGTCTTTTAGCACCAATCACAGCGTCAATAGCTGTATCCTTCCATCCATCCACCTCTCGAAGCTCGGAGAGTGCCCGTTTGTCGAACGTGACTACCTCGCAGACATACCCCTCGTCAATCGTGCGGGCATTTGGAGCAGGATAGAACGTGGTTGGATCAACGCATGACCATGTTGGAATTGTCTTCTGGGTAACGGATATTTCGCCGTTCACCCACGCCATGCGTTTCTTGCTGACCAGAACCGGACCCTTCATAATCGCAGACGGGTAGACGGACAAGTCGGCAATGAAATCGTTCAACGCGTCGAGGAAACCACCCTCTGTGGTCTGGTCGTCCATGACCGTGACCATTCTGGCGCATTTCTCCTTGGCATCCTCTATCTCCACCTTCAGCGTCTCGTCATAGAGATTGTTGGCGAACTCTGTCACCTGCTCTGGGGTTGCCTCTGGATTCCCAGCAAACTGCTCTACAGTCAACCGGATAACATCCTCGGACGTGGAATCGTCAAGCGAGGGAATCGGAGTAGGGGAGGCGTCCCATGCACGATCCTGAATCTGTCCGAACACGTCTCCGAGCAACGCCTGTAGTGCTTCGCACTTGGTTTCGGTGATGTTGTGGAAAAGCTTTGATCCACCTTTTTGCTCGATAGCATTTAGCTCATCCGTCTCGTATACCCCTTGCTTGAGTCTACGAGAGTGCATCATCCGATCAGAAACGCCATTCTTCGTGCGGTGAGTCACAGCATCCTGAAACGCGTTCTTCACGTACTCTGCGAGCTTAGTCACATAGGGGATCTTCCCCTGCTTGCCCTTCTCAATGGCAGCGAGATCCTCTCTGTCCAACTGCGCGCTAGACTTGATTGTGAGGATTTGCTCGGCCATGTCTGCTCCCAGTTTGTGTACACGCAATGTATTATATGCTCTTTATGTGTACACGCAATGTACAATGCAAGACGTTCAGTGCAAAATATGTTATCCCCATGAGGGCATCGGTGGTGGTGGAGGCTCTGGTCTCACTGCCACGGATTGAACGGTATCCACCCCGAGAACTAGGTATTGCACCGCATCCGCTGGATGGGAATATTTGTTTTTGGATGGTTCGTCCTTGAATCTCTGCTCGCCAACAACTTGGACCCTGTTGAACATGTAGCCCCCACGGAAACCGCCTATGACCATGCTACAGGACGGGTCGATCAACATGGCTGGCTTGTCCCCCAGGTTGCGGGTCAAGTGGTCCATTACTGCTTGCCTTCGTGGGAGGAATACGTTTGTGCTGGCTGGCTTTGTGGGTATCCCAAGCATCCCGAGCTGTCCTATGCACGTCAGTTCGTCTGCCTGGCTCGCCTGATCCCCAGCTGGATCACCAGTGCTCACAAATGGAATGTTCGGAAAGGTGTTTGCCAAGGCTGGCTTGACAACGTCGGTGGCAAACTGCTTGATGCCTCCCCTGGTGCAGACGTACTCTCTGAGAATCCGTAGTTGCCCATTTGGAGCCACTTGCCCAACGACACAAGCGGGAGTGAGACCAAAATCCCAGCCAAGATGGATTGGGAGTCCCCGATACAGCCCTAGAGGCTGATTGGCTACGTGAACGGTCTCATTGAACACGTCGTTGTAGACTGGTCTCCCCTCGAAGACGCTGCCGTAGTTCCCGCAGCAGTGGACATTGATCCACTCCCGGTCTGCCCCCTCTGTCATGCGCATCCAGTATTGATGCCCAAGCTTGAGGTTCTTGACGTTCTCAGCTTTCGGGTTCGCCCGATATGAGCAGACGTTGCCATTGGCGTCGAACACTGGAACGATCCCAGGCGGCTGGCGGAAGAACTCCCATCCGGTTGGCTTCGCTTTCTCAGCGAGTTCATGCCACCAACTATCATTGTCAGGTGGGTTGGTATCCATTATCATGCCCCACCAGCCTACCGCCGATGGATCGTCGCGAATCATCTTTGGATATCGGCCAGTACGGGAATAGGCATCCATGATGACCTGTTTATCCAACTCTCTAGCCTCATTGACCCATACGCCAGTTAGCTCCATGGAGAGCAGGCGGTGTCGGTCCTTGGGTCTGGCAAGAGCAAGGAAGTACAAGTGCAGATCGACGGTGGTCCCGTCTGGAAGGGAAGTGATGAACCTGCCCTCGATGGGGGCCCCATAAGTGATAGGGCAAATCTGGTTGGGAACCCAGTCTTGCCACGTCTGGATTGTGGTGGACTTCAGTTCAGGGTAGGTCTGGCGAATGATCGCCCATCGACTCTTGCGCATCCCGTTCTTGTCCGGTGCCTGCGTCCGAGCCTTGTCAAGGATCTCCATGCAGCAGCCAACTGACTTCCCCGAACCGATTGGCCCCATGATCCCGCGAACGTGCGCCTCGGAATGATGGAGCCTGGAGAGTGTTGGCTCTGCATAGTATTCAACATCCATTGGTGTAGCGGTCTCCAATCGTTTCAGTTTAGCTACACGGGTGGATTCTTGAGTTCACAAACCGCCTCAATCGCCGTTGGGCCTCCTTCGTTCGCCAGGTGGCTCACGCCAAGTTCTTCACAAATCAGGCGATGCTGTCCAATCTCGTAGTTGTTTGGGTCCAACGTCTCGATTGTCATGCCTAGAGTGCCCTCGCTGTGCTCTATCAGGAACAGCGATAGTCTGTTTGCGTCGTGCCAATTCATCACGAACTGATCGCCGAACGGCTCGCCGTGACGAACCATGTGCCACGCGTTACGCAGGCGTTCCCACAGAGACGACGGAGTTTGCGAAAACAGCGCGACGTTGAAATAACTATCATATTCAACCCGCAGCACTTCATTTTGACAACAGCAGTCCAGGTAGATTGTCTTCTTCTCGTTCATCTCTCACCCCTTGTCTCCTTGGGCTCCCTCTACTGCAATGACAGCGTCACACTGGCGACAACCGGGTTTGCTGCGCCAGTCTCGGTGATGACGACCTTGAGGTATCGCGACACGTCAAGCACGAACACTGCCCAGGTGGTCCCTGCCGCCATTCCAGTGGCAACATCGCCGCCTGACGTCTCGGTGTAGGTAACTCCATCGTTTGAGACAGTGACCTCAGCCTTTGCCGTTCCTGTGCCAGTCAACGTGACTTGCAGCCCGGCAGTGGCCTTGGCAGGCTTGTAGTCGTTGAGATCGACAACTGCGGAAGTCGAGACACCGCTTTTCGCGATGTCCTCTTCGTCTTGCAGAGCGATTGTGTAGATGCTTAGTGATTGACCCATGGT